ATGCGGCAGTAGGCACACCTTGAAAATTAAAACCAGCTGGTATAGTAACCAAACCAGTTAGATAGTTGATTGTTCCTAAAATAGTACCTGTAAAATTAGGTTCTATTAAATCACCTGTAACAGCGTCGTTTACTCTTGGGACATCTATTAATACTAAAGCATTTTGTAAAGCATCAACAGTTGTTATTAAAACATTGTATTTTAAAATACAACTAGTAACTGATACGCCCGTATTTATAGTTTGAGGAGTATTAATAGTAAATACTATAGCTTGATTTACAAGTCCATCTCCGGAAACACCACTATAAGCTATGCTGTTTATAATTGGATAAGAACCAAAAAAAGAAGCTCTATCTTCATAAAAAGATGATTGATAACCAGCTATAAAAATAGGTGGGTGTACTGTAAGATATTTATTTTTAAAATCATATAAAGGACTTTGAATTGGAGCGTTTACAGTGTCATACGTATCAACATAAGGCGTAGTATAAAAACTAAACGTTTCACGAAGGTTTTTTAAACGTAAATGCTCTGGGAAGTCATATAAAACAAACTGATTTACATATTCGTTTATCTGAGCATCTGTAATTTGAGTAGCTGAAAGACTTCTTGTAAGTCTTCGTATTTTTATTCTTATGGTTGCTAAATCTGCCATGGTTTTTCCTTATAGCTATAAAACATTTCTAGTCGCTGCATATAGAATACTATTGATTTCTCCTGTAGGCACAACTTGAGGATATTGATCGTTTAACGGTGGTAAAGGCACAATAAAAGCAGCCATATTAGAGCTATCAATAGGCATAGAAAAGCTTGTTGTCGTTAGTACCGTAATAGCTTCCTCAATATGATTTAAAATCGTTATGCCATATCCTTGCGGCACGTAAAGCCTTACTATTAATCCAGTAACATACTCATTATCAAAAGACGTTGTGATTACACATGGATTAGAATTACTTATATTGGTAATAATTCTCATAGCTGGCTGAAAAGTAGGCGAAACGACAGCAAGAATAGGCATTGTTTTAAATTCTTTCTACAGTAATAATTTCTTTATTAGCTTTAGTAAACTGAAAAGATTGGAAGCTGCATCTTCTTACTTTTTCATTAATCTTGGCAATTGGTTTACCATCTTCATCAGTAGCATAAGAATGAACTGGATAATAACAGTTCTCATTTAGATGTTCTGCAACACCTAAAGGTATTTCATAGCTATGCCCATCTCTTAAATTATAATTTTGTGGTGCATCACCTTTAAACTGTTTAAAAGTAAAACCCATTTCTCCGCCGGGTACTTCGTGAAAAATGAATTTACCACTCACTATTTCTTTACTTCTTTGACGCATAGCCTCTAATTCTTTTGGACTTATTTTTTTTCTTTCCATCAGTAATTTCCTAATCTTGTATGTTTAAAAATCATCAAGGGAGGAGTTTCCCCCTCCCATACATAAAAACAAATTATGCGTATTCTTGTGAATTGAAGCAAGCTCCAACTTTCCAGAATATAGCATCTCCTGTTTGACCAGCAGGGTTGTTTGCTCGTGCAGCACCAGCTCTTAAAGTAATACCGACAAAGCCTTGGTTTACTGTAGCATCAGCTAAAATATTAGCATTTTGTGATACTGAGTAAGCTGTATCTTGTCCAAAAGGTATCATTTCTGGTAATTGTGAACCAGCACCAACTTGTGCAGAAGTTGGATAACCCATATTAGCAGCAAGAGCAGAGCCATCAGCAGTTAAAGTAAACGCTACAGAGCCAAATTGTGCGCCTAAAGCGTTAGTAATAACTGAAGCTACTGTAAATGTTGCGTAGTTATTAGATGAGTTAGAATTTAATAAAGTTACATAACCGGCATTTACTGTTGAAGGTAGTTTAAACCTTATTTGTTGGCCTACTGTCATACCATGAGGCACAGAAGTACCAACAGTAATAATACCAGCAGCTTGGCTCATTTTTGTAACTATTCTATTAGCTGGATAAAATCTGGAGCTAATATTAATTTTATAAATATTACCATTTATACCAGTAGCACCGGGAGCAACTGCAAAAACGTTATCAGCGTTTAATAAATCACAGGTACCAGCACCTATAGCACCAACAAAAAAGTCTACTCCATACACACCAAAAACAGGTGTACTAGCAGCATTAACAACACGAACTATATCACCTACTGCAATAGTTGCAGCAGTTAATATTTGTGGATTTACCGCATCTGAACAACCTGTTGTAACTGTTGGTCCAGTAATAAAGTTAGCAGCGTTTGAGTAATCAATTACTGTAAACATACCAGCAGGAGCAGTAGTAGCACCAGCCCCATCAATTGCGATGCCGTTTTTCATATCTGTTTGAAAATAAAACTGCAATGGAGCGCCTACGCCATCATTAGCTATCATATTATAAACAGTAATCCAGTTCACACCGGGTCTAAAAATAATCGTTTTATTTACGCCAGTGGAAACAAAATTCCCACGTACTATAATTGTTCCGTCCATGAAAAATCCCCTTTTATGCTAATGTAGCTCTTAAATTGATTATCCAAAGATCATTTGTGATTCTTGGGCAAGTAGCAAATTTATACCCTACAGAAGCGTTCAATGCCAATGGGCCATCGTATATAGGTGGTCTATATATAAATGACGCTGAATATCCATCTTGCTGTACAGTTGCATAAGCTTCCATACCTACACAGAAAATATTATAAACATCGCTGTTGTTAACAGATGCATTTGGACTAATAGAACCAATACTAGACACTAAGAATCTTAAGTTATTAACACAACCCCATTCTGAACGTAAAGCGTTCATAGGAGATGGATAATTACTTTTAGAAGTAAAGTTAGTAACTGTTTCTAACTCTTTTGTCATATTTGTATGACATAAAGCAAAGTATGCATCACGAACAGGCGCTGTTCCAAATTTATCTTCACCATCGATATTATCAGAAATAGTATAAGCATTATTGCCTAATAAAATTCTTGTTACTTCTGAAACATCACCTAGTGTTAATTCTGTCGGCATATCCATTCTGTTACTTTATTGACTTATTGTTAAAGGTAATTAATCAATAAGCGGGGAAAACTCTTCGGATTTCCCTCTACATGTTACCATGTAGTTCTGACTGTCGCTTGACTCTTTCGAGCCTCTTTTCACTCAGTCGATCACGCTGCAATTACGCTTGCGCCCTGTCACCCACAACCTCAGTTGTTAGGGTTTCCAAGTCAATCAGAAAAGATTTTAAAACAGCAATATTTTTTTTACCGTTTACACCACCAACACAGTTCACAAAACTAGCAGTAGACGCTAACATATCTCTTGTTAAGGTGTCTTCTGTTTGACGAAGAGAAACGCCTAAACGAGCTGCGCATTCATTTAGAACGGGGTCTTGTCCTTGTAGCGTTACTTGTTCGTTAAGTACCACAAATGTGCCATAAAATGAAATCTTAGCATCGATGTCGACAGCAGTAAGATTTTGAGGCGGTGGAGTTAAACCACTATTTCCAAGAGGAACTAATGCAGTTTGTAATGGATTATAGCGTCGCATACGTAATGTTGTACCGCCATTTCTTGGCATGTTCTTTTTCATTGCTGCGATATTATGAATCATATTTGGGACTGGTACGCTCAGTAATTTGTAACTAAAACTTTGTTGTACCGGAGCTGCTAAAATCGATGTAGTCGTTATAGCCATGGTATTTCCTTAAATTTATATTAAAAAACAATATATTTAAGATGACGAGTTCTTATACGGTCAATTGATTTGGCGAGAATCTATACGGCCAATTTTGATATGTAAGAGTAGCGAATTCTAAATACGGCTGGCTATAGAATAACAAAGTGAATCCCGTAGTCAACAAATAAACTACGGGTATTTTATAAATTATAAATTACGTCTAGCTTCGTTCATCTCTGCAATAAGCTGTTTAGTTAATTCAGATGTAAGACCATTAGCAAAAGCGTTAGCGTGGCTCAACGGTGTGTCTGATTTTTGAGGTGCAAGGCTATTAAGCGACTTAGGCTTTAATGAGTTTTTTTGAGCAATCTCTTTACTTTGATCGTAAGTTGTATCTCGATGAATATTTAATAGTTTTATCATTTTATATGCCATGGCGTGAGCTTTATACATGTCTCCGGTTGCTAAAATAGAATCGGCTATGTCTGAGTCAAGTTCTCTTAATTTCTTTTGATTTTCATAAGAAGCTACTTTGTCAAAATCTGGGAAGTCTGCTTTAATTCTCATCTCAGCAGTTGCAACCATTGATCTTTTTGCATCTTCTTCACGTGCTTTTTTAAGAGAGTTTAGTTCTTTTTTAAGACTTAAAAAATGCTTACCTTCTGCAAGGTCATCAGGATTAAGATTATAGTCAAAACTTTCTTCTTGCTCTTCTTCTTTAGGTGCTGACCTTTGAGCCAATAAAGCTCTAGCTTCTTCTAGTTCGCGCTGTAATTTATCTTTTGACTGTCTTAATAACTTAAAATTCTCTTCTTTAATAAGCTTTAATTCTTGAACGGCTGAAACTTCTTCAGATTGTACTTCTGATTCAATAACTTGTTCTTGTTCTTGTTCTTGTTCTTGTTCTTGTTCAATGTTTTGTTCTACTTCTAATAACATTTTTTTATTTGCTTCTCTGTTCATTTCTTCTATTTGACTTTGTGATGCAAATGGTAACCCGTTCATAACATTACTCCATTAAAAAGGCTGAATTATCTTGTTCATTATTTAATTCTTTAGCATATCTTAAAAGATCTCCGGACCAATCTAGTAAGATAAACTTTAACAATAATCGCTCTTCAGGCGCTATTATATCCGCATTCTCAATAAATAACTGGCAAGTATCTTTTGAGGGCAAGACCCATATAAATTGTATTTTTTCTATTTTTTTATGAATTTTATATACGGCTTGATCATATTCAGGTGTAGGACATGAGCTTCTAGAAAAGAAAAAATTACGCAAAACGTTTTCTAACAATTTTTCTTTTTTAGTTAAGACCACTATATAATAATCGCCATCGTATATTTTATCTGCTTCGTTCTTACATTTAAAAAACTCAGCTTCAA